AGCAGCTGATTTGTAATCAGCGGGTCGGGAGTTCGAGTCTCTCTGTCGGCACCATTTATCCTTATTTACAAAAAATTTAAACATTTGATTTTAAAGAATAAAATCAAATTACAGCTTTAATTTTATTTTGAGCGCGGTGTTTTTTCTCTTGAAATCGGGTTGCTTTTCGGGGTACTTTTTGCCCTATGAGAAATGCGAAAAAAGAAAATCAATATCTTGAAAAAAGAAATGATGGCGGCTGGCGATATCAGCGCAGAGTGCCTAAGTCTGCGCTCGATCAGATACGCCGATTCGATCCTGAATTTTCTGCTGTGGTTCGAAGATCACTAAACACGCATGATATATATACAGCTCGGTTGCGTCGTGATGAGATGGCGAAGGAGGATGATGCTCACTGGGCTTTACTAATAACTCAAGGCTCCTCTAGCGCTCTAATTGCAGATCGTCACAGGAAGGTGGTTGAGCGTGCAAAATCTTTAGGCGTGTCACTAACAACAATTGACGCACTTGTTGCTGAGGCGGATATTGATGAAATAGTCCGTCGCATTGAGATAGCAGTGCAATCTCCTGACGCTATAACGCGTGACGCTGCTCTCGGTTTATCAGAGCTGCCTAAAATATCTCTGAACGATGCCTTCACGCTTCTTCTTGAGACTATTCGAAAAGATGATCATGCCAGAAAATCACCTCACCAGATTAGAAAGTGGCGAGAGCTAAAACTCCGAGGCATAAATAATTTTAAAAAAGTGGTTGGTGATATTCCTTTGACTGAAATCAATCGAGCTCATGCCAATACTTTTTATGAGTGGTGGCTGGCTAGGATCAACCCTAGCGATCCTAGTGTAAAGCCTTTGAGTGGCTCGGCTGGTAACAAAGATCTTGATACTATGCGGGTTCTTTTTGGCGAAGTAACAGACTATCTAGATTTGTCTATTCAGGCCAACCCGTTCAAAGGGTTGCGCTTTAAAAATAGAGTTGCTAACGAGCGTCCTGTTTTTTCAAGTGAATGGATCCAGGTTGAAATTTTGAAGTCGGGTGCTTTGGATGCTTTGAACAGTGAAGCGCGTTTAGCTCTTCTGGCTTTAATAAATACAGGTTGCAGACCTTCTGAAATTGTAAACTTAAAGCCTGAAAATATAGTGTTAGATTTTAAAATACCGCATGTAAAAATTGAACCGAGTCGTGATCGGGAGCTAAAAACAAGCGCGTCTATTCGCTCTGTCCCTCTCGCTGGCATATCCTTGTCAGCTTTACGTGAAGCAAAGCTCTCAGGTTGTTTTCCGCGATATGCAGATAAAGATAACCTCTCAGCAGTATTAAACAAATTTTTGAGAAGCAACGGTTTAATGCCTTCTTCAAAACATACTATTTACGGCTTTCGCCATAGCGTGGAATCTAGAATGAGGAGAGCAGGGATATCTGACGAAATGCGTTGCTATATTTTGGGTCACAGATTTGGTCGTGAGCGCTATGGCTATGATGACATTTTAGAACCAGCGCATGAAGCTATATCTAAGGTTAGTTTTTTCTAAAAACCTCATTTTTCATATTGACATACGCATAAAAAAAGAGTAATGTTGGTTTGTAGCAAGAATGGTCTTGCTAAAATAGGAGAGCCTAAAATGACAAATTCAGTTTTTAATCAAGCAGATAAATTAGCTAAAATTTTTGAAAGTTTAGGCCTTGAAGTTTCAATCTCAAAGTCAGAAAACAGAAACAACCAATTTAGTGCTTATTTAACTGTTTCAAAAATTAATTGTAGAATTAGAATTTCAGATCATGATTGCAATCCTGATTATAGAGTTGCTGAAATAAACTGGACGGCTGACATATCTTTAGGCGAAGTTGAAAAATTTCTTTTAAATTACGCTAACAACTCACTTGAAAAAAGGCATGCTCAAGAAATTGAAAAACTAGCTAAAGCTAAGTTCATTGATTTGGCTGAAAAAAATATTGTCTTAGATGATTTTGAAGCTGGTGATCATTATATGACTATTTCAAAAACGCGCGAAGGCGGCATCTTTTTTAATAAAGTTAGATTTACTAAAAAAGGTTCTTTTTTAGGCGAATTTGTTGGGAAGTGCACGCACAAAGGTTATGTTGATTTGAGAGTTATTCCTTCTTTAGAAGAAATTCAGGATAATCTTGTTGCAGATAATCCATTTAAAAAAACTAACAACTATAAAGATTTTTTCTAAAAATACATTGACATACGCATAAAAAAAGAGTAATGTATAGTTATAGCAAGAATGGTCTTGCTAAAATAGGAGAGCCTAAAATGACAAATTCAGTTGAAATTCAAAAAGCCAAAAAAGCAGCGATTGCTGCATATAATAAAGAGTTTTTAGAAACCATTGAGTGGATGGAAGGCTTGCTAAAAAATAACAAAAGTTCATTTTTTGAACCACCCTTAATGGTGTCTTTTGATAAATATAAACAACTTTGTTGGGTTTATAAAAAGCCTAACACTGATTTAGATTTAGAGTCTGGTCGGGTTTATGGTCCATCTTATTTTTTGGAAGGGTCGGTGGTTTCCTTCAAAAACGCGCCAGAAAGCGTTAGAAAAAAATTTGTTTTACCAGAAATAAATTATAAAAATTGCTTTTATTTTAAAATAGGTAAAAAAGAAAACAAAACAACATATTCAATATTTAATGATAAAATTGAAACGTATTCTAAGTATTTAGAATACTTAAAATCAAAAAATAATATTAAAAAATTTAAAGATTTAGACAACTCCCTCTGCGTTACAGGGGTTAGAGAGGCTTTAAAAGCCTATCTAAAAGATTTAAATATAAATTACAATTTAGCTGAAAATTATAATGGTAATTCATTTTACTTTTACATAGAAGGAAAATGCTCGATTAGGGTATCTGACCACACAAACATAAGCCATGATTGTTTGGATGGCTCAACAATAATGCCTGACTTTTTTATTTCAACCGAAGAAAAAAATATCGGGTTTACCGACATGATTAATTTCATGGAAAGCATTTGTGAAATTAAAAAAAGGCGTGAAGACCGCCGATTTTTTAAAAGAGATCGTTGGCAACATGATTATCTTTCTGGTCAAGAGAGATATGTGGCTGTTTGACATATATATCTTAACAATATATATATTCCAAATATAGAGCTTATATTAAAAGCTCAAGCTGGTAGTTTTTTTGCTATGCAGTTTTAAAAGCCACTTATTTAGAGTGGCTTTTTTATTAGTGCACACCAAAAAATAAAACAAAAACCTCATTTTCCATATTGACATACGCATAAAAAAAGAGTAATGTATAGTTATAGCAAGAATGGTCTTGCTAAAATAGGAGAGCCTAAAATGAATTTTGACCAATGGATAAATCAATTCTTAGAAGAAAAAAATATTTTACATCACAATCTGAAAGTAGAGGGTGAGCTGGGTATAAATATAATACCAACAAAAGTTCTAGTCGAGTTTCTTAAGTCAGCAGCGGTTGAAGAAAAAAGAAAAATACAAGAAAAAATGGTTCAAATTGATTATTTTGATGGTGATTTGCAGGATTTTCTAAATAAATTAGCGGTGTCAATAGTCGATTAACATTAAAAAAAAGGGGCTTCCGCCTCTTTTTAAAATAAAAACTTTATTTTCCCTCTTGACAAGCGCATAAAAAAAGAGTAATGTATAGTTATAGCCGAAATGGTTCGGTTAAAATAAGGAGAGCCTAAAATGACAAATTCAGTTTTAAACATCACAATCAACCCAAACCAAGCGCAAGCTCTTGTTGATATTCATGACTCACGCGTGAAAGACGAGTATAAGCTTAATTATGCAGATAAGGCTTATCTTTTAACAACCTCTGATTATTTTGAAGAAAATTTGCAAGATAACGGTTGTTACGGCTATGAGTTAAAGGCTCATGAAACTTTAAGCGGTCACGTTGAAACTATTGAGATTACGCTTGATATGGTTGATTCAGAGTGGGTTGATTTAGGTTGATGACAATATTTAGCAATTTATACAAGTTAATCGGCTACCCTTCGGTAGCTGATTTTCAAAAAGACTTAGAACTTGCGAGCGAAACCACGCTTAAAAGCTGGATAAGTGGTCACAGAAGGCCAGCAGAAGGTAATGACGCAGCCTATGAAGCGGTTGGAAAATTAACCAAGATGCAATTATCTGCTAAAAAAGAAACCGAAATGATCAAGGCTGATTTGCTCAATAGTTATTTAGAGGGCTATATTATCAGTGGCTCTAAATTTAATTATGATTGGTATAAGCAAGATAAAATTACTGCTTTTATTTTTATTGAGCTTGTGAACGACCTTGATTTAGAAGATTTTGAATTTAAATGTGAATTTAATAAATATACTATATTTCAGCATCTTTCTGATATTATCGGATTTAAAAATCGTAGCGAGTTAGGGAGGTTTTTGGGCGTTGGCAAGGATACGTCAACTAATTGGTGCACTGGCAAAAGCTATTCCAATGATTTTTGGGGCAATGTAAACAAGCTTTTAGAGCTTAATACCCAATTAGAAGCAGCCAAAAATAATGCTGTCGCTCAAATTTATGAATCAATAAACAAGGCGGGGTCACTTCCAGAAGCTATTGATCTTCATAACAGCGGGTTGCATGGGCTTTGGCCTTCTGAAAGCATTGAAAATATGCTTTATGCTAAAATTGATATTAAACTAAAGCAAAATATTGATTTAGGCTTTCCAGATTTAACGGTTGAATATTTAGATAAAAAAAAGAGCTAATAGTATTGAAAAATAGGAAGCGTGAAAGGTTTAACCGCAATGTTAAAATGTATTAAGGGTAATAATTGCGCCACCGATTTTAAAGTAGGTGATTTTATTCGCGTAAAAAGGTTTTTTTTGGTGGGTGATTATGAGTTTATCGGTTTTTCAGAAAATTTTGAACATGGTCATAACAGTCACCACAGAGGAAGTATTGATAAAGGGTGCCGGTTAGAAATTGTAAAAATTAACGGCAACTATGCCACAGTTCATTTACATAGAAAAGCAACCCCTTATGGTGCGCTCGCGGCGATAGGAACTATTCTTAATTTATCTTTTGATGAGCTTAAAGAAATAAACACTAGTGAATAAAAAGTGAGGTTTCGATGCAAATTAATTGATTTAATCAAAAACAGAAAAACCCATGCATGATTAAATTAGAGGCATAGGTCGTCAATAGATTTAATTTAAATATTATACCAGTAGTTGTCAAATATTTTTTCATACTGCCTGACTGTTTTTTTATCACCAAGTGAAACTATCCCTTTTAAATCATTGTCAATTTTCAGATACGATGACTTGTCGAAAAGGATGTAATTTGATTTAATATTTTTAGATAAATCTTGAGGAATTATTTTGTATTGATACTCTTTGAAGTATTCATATGTTTCGAGAAAATGAAAAAGATGGGGCTTTTCATAAGGTTTTTCATCAGTCATTAAAAGTTTAATAGGCTTGCCACAATTCATTAAATCTTCACAAGCTATACAAAAAGAATAATCACTAAATAAACAATAAGCAAAAGTGCTGGTACATAATATTTTAACTTCCTTTTCACTACCCTCAACCAATTCCTTCGCGGCTATCAAGCTATAATTCACGTCTTTTGGAATGCAAACAATTTTACCTTTTTTCTTTTTAATAGCTTTTTTTATTGAAAGCCTATAATTATGCTTATATTCAATTTTAGATCTTTCTTGTGAATAGTTTAAATTAGTTTCAAAATCAGTCATTTAAAAACTCTTTTGTAAATTGACCTGTAGGCTCAATTGTTTTCTCTTTTTCATTGTAAATAAACCCACTGCTTACATGAAATTCTTCAGATGGCGGAACGCGCCCTCGGATAATTGTCATCAAAGGATTTCCACCTGCTTTTTTAAGGTGGTTGTACAGGCGATTATGCCTAGCGTCAGCTAAGGTAATTATTTTATAAGATACATATATAGCAATGCTTATTATAAAAGCAGATAAAACAAAAAAAATGCCGTACATATTTATTCCCTTTCCATCCATTTTAAAAAATCTCCTGCGGGTTCATAAAGCTCTTGAAGTAAGTTTGTGGCCTCTTCAAGCGAAAAGTCACCGTGTTTTTTAAGTAAAACGCAACTTGCAAACAAAGTGTTCAATGTTGCATCTGTTCCATTTTCCGCCTCTCCAGCTTTCAAAATAATAGCCAAAATAGCTTTTTCATCCATATGATATTCATAATTATCTCTTTCGTCATCATTCGACTCAGTCATTTTTTACTCCTAAAAAGGTATATCGTCATTAATGTAGTCACCGTCAGCGCAGTGATAGCTGCGCCGATATTTTTGGGTTTTATTGGCTTTCTGGGCAGCCATAAAAAACGTTTAAGTTTGTTTTTTCAGTCATTTTATTTACAGATTCTTCAAATGCTGCATCAAATGATTTTTCAGAGTCGCAAAGTTCAATCATGAATTTAATACTTGCACCGCTTTTTCGATATCTAAAGCGCACAGGAATTCGCCACAGGTCGCCACCGTTAAAAATGGGGATGGCAATCAAGAAGAGGTTAGGAATTGACAAGGGTTTGCCTTCTGAATCTTTGTGTTCATTCACAAAGTTGATGGTCTGCTCACCGCTATCGCGATTTGTTCTTACTTCAAGATTAGAGCTTTCATAAACCTGAAAAGATTTACTCATTTCTAGCAGATAGTTTAGCGAGGTTATTTTGCCGTTAATCCGACTTAACGTATTGCGGATTTCTTTTTCCCAAGACTCAAGTTCTGTCTTGTTGGGATCTAGCAGGGCCGGGGTCGGATCTAAAACGTCCAACGCGTTTTTTTCTATAAACTCTCCAAGCTCGTCTTTCTCTATATATTTGCCAGAAGTTTCGTTCCACGCAATCCACTGGTCGGACATGGGGAAGCTATAACTTCCTTTGTGATCGCAATGGCGCGCAGCTTCGTCTGGTTTACAATGACTGAATTCAGTCGAAGCATCACAAGGCGAGTGATAGTTGATTACAGCTGTCAGGGTTGGCTCGTCTCTGTCGTCTTCGGCAAAGATGACTGTATCATCTGTTTTATATCGCTGTGTCCACTCAATTAAACTTTCAAGCCTAGTGAATTTTGCCTCCCCTTTTTTTCTGTGAGGCGCGAAATACTGGTTAGCTTTAGCCAATACTGCTGAAACATTTTCGATTCTGTGGTCTTTAGGAATTGAAAAAAGACGTGGCTCAGTAATGCCGTTGCCACCAACAACCTCTTTAGGTGTAGTATGATTTTCTATTATTTTTTGCGTTGTTTGTGCTATATTTTCTCTACTCATATCATCATTCATTTTTTTTATTCCTTTTTAACAAATTAAACTGATTTTATTTCACGCTGCTGATCGACTGACCTTAAATCCATGCGCATTTGCTGCGGGTTTTGAGAAGTCAGACTGCCATCTTCTGTCATCCAAACGGTCGCAGATGATTTTGGTTCTTTCGGTGGTGTAAAGCTTGATTGGCCAGAGACTGAAATTGCACCGTTTTTGTCCATTTTATAAGAGATTTTGATCTGAAAATCTGCTTTTGGCAGACCTCCGAAGTCATTAGCGTGCTGGCGTAATTCGGCAAGCAAGTCACGGTGCTCGCCCAAAACCTGACTTAGAAAATTACCATTATCTAAAACGGCGAGTATTTGATCTAATGTATGCATTTTTGCAGCTTCGTTCATAGCGTTTCCACCTTTCCGTTGTTGGCTGATTTTTTAAAAATCTTCGCTTTCGCTCTCGACACCTTTTAAAATTAAATATGCGGAGTACCTACCTGCCCATTTCCGCTCCTTGCCACTAGATGCAAGCCCGTCTATCCGCGCGGTTGTAAGCCGCCGATAGCCCTCTGACCCTTACAAAGCCGTACGAGCAATTAAATTGAATTAAAGCTTTTGTCGCCTTCCGCTTTGCTCTTTGAGCAAAGCGGTTATTTCTTCTGTTCCCTTATTTATTCCTCTTGTGACGGCTGTTAAAATAACATATGTGACAACTATAGTAGCGCTCCCCCCAAGGTTGTAAAAAACGATGATTGCAAGGCTGCAAAGGATTGCAATAACTACCAGCAAAGGCTCTCTTGCATCCTCTAAACAATCATATTTCTTGCAGATAAAGCCGAGTGTGCAATCTGCGAGGAATATGATTGTTCCGAAAATAGCGAGAGATAGGCTGATTTCTTTGACAATATCAATCATGCTCACTTCTCTTTTTTGTTGTCGTCATAAAGAATGAAAGCCATGGCTACACAGCCATAAAAAGAGGCCAGTGCAAGTATGGCTAGGATTATTGAAATATATGTCATCATGAATTTTCTTCTGTGTTTTTTGCTGATAGATTTTGCTTGTTGTCAAGCGCTGTTGCTAGCGCGCTGTCTAGCCTCATGCCTGTGGCAATCAGGCTGTCTAGCTCGCAATCATCGTCAAGAACTGCATCGACAATTTTATCTCTTCCAATTGCGCTGAAAATCATTCTTTTGAGTGCGGTTAGTTGAATGCCTCTTATTTCCGCGTGCGCTCTTAAGTAAGCTCCAATGTCATTATTGCTGGAAAGGGGGGAGATGACTTGAGTAATAACAACTTCACTTTTTCCGGTGACTATTGCTATTTGGGCTGTAGAGAAGCCATGACCAGCCAATAGCCTGAACCATTCTGAGAAAGTCTCAACGCCCTCAGGCATTGGGTTTCCTCTGGCGCCTTTTTTAGCCATGCTTCTTTCTCCTTTTCGCTGCTGCCAAAAGCCTCTCTTTTGCGCCAGACCTTGCTTCAATCACGGTTTCAACGAGATCAAAAATAGGCATATAGCGCTCACCCTCCGCTTCAAGATCTAAAATGAGATCAGCAAGGCTTGCATGGGCTTCCTCTAATCGCTCTAAGCTAGTTGATGCCATACCCGCCTCTTAAACGCGCATAGGCATCAAAATGCCAATGCGGCTTTCTTTTTCAGGCCAAGTAAATTTTATTGGCTGTGTTGAATTGCCGAAAACAGCGGTTATTTCGCTACCCTCTGAAGCTCTGCCAAAAGCCAAGAGATATGCGCTATTTGCTCCGATCTCTATTGGATCTCCTTGATAATCTGCTTGAATAGGCGCTTCGCAAGAGCCTTTATCGCTTGATTTCGCACTTGAAAAACACTGGTTTTCATTGAGTGAAAGCTTAATGCCCCGCGCTGATTTACTGTCAGATACAGTGTCCATTCGGCTGCACATGTTGATCAGTTCTTCCGCTGTTATGGCTAGCTTCATGCTGTCATCATGATTTGGGATAACGCGATCGGCGTCAGGAAATGTGCCGTCAATCAGTTTGGTTGTTATTGAATATGCGCCAGACGTAACCTGCAGCTTTGCGAGGTCAAACGCCATATCGCAAAAATCGCTTCTATTTGCAGTGTCCATGATCAGCGGGATTGCCTTGCGATGAACAATAATATGAGGTTGCTCGCCAATATCTTCAATTTCAACGCAATCCCTTGCGAGCTTGTGCCCATCCGTTGCCGTGCCCTGCAACAAACTGCCTTTTTTCACGCAAAGATGAACGCCGTTAAGATAATAGCGCACCTCTTCGCTGCTGGTGGCAAATAAAGGCCAGTTAAGCACTGTGTTTAAATTTTCAGCGCTAATTTTAAAAGGGCTAACCTCTGGCGGGGTTAGGCGGGGGAAGTCGTCCGCTGAGAGCAGGGGTGTAGCCAGCTCAAATCCGCCAGAGGTTATATCAGCGTTGCTACCCTCACTCTTAATATCAACAACAACGCGATCTGCGTTTTTTGGGATGTTTTTCAAATATTTTAAAATTGTTTGCGCGGGTAGGGCAAAAGAGCAGGGCTCTTCAAAAATGATGTAATCAGGGTCAATGTCTGCGCTATTTTCTGTTTCAAGATTTGTGCCGACAAGGGTCGCGCCACCCCCTTCTTTTGCTTCAAACAAGATGTGACCTAAAATTGGGAGGTGGCTTGTCTCAATCGCTTTATTCGTAAAAGTGATGGCATCAGAAAAGGCCGCCGCGTCTATTGTTATTTTCATGATTGCGCCCTTTCGTCATTTTGATTTTCGCCATTTAGGGGTTGTTCGTTATCCGCGTTCTCGCCAAAGACCTGCTTAATGTTTTCAGCTCTTCTTTGCCCTCGGTTTTTTGCTTCAAAAAATTCTTTTGCGTCACTAGGCCAGTTCACCTCTAAAAACTCATAATCTTTTTTGATGACCAGTTTCTTGATTAGAGTGTCGATTTTTCTTTCTAACCTTTCAATCAGAAGAGTGTTTACTTCTATAATCCTCTCAATGAATTCGCTTTCTCGCTTTACAGACATGATTGCGCTCCCTTTTGGATTTCGCCATTCGCAAGAGCCCATTTTTTGATTATTCTAAAAAGGGGTTGTTTGTCCTCTTCTGCCATTTCATCAATGTGAGGTGGGCGGTCTTCGTCAAAAGAGATGTTTTGAATGACTTTATTTGAGTCTAAAAAATCGATTTGTTTTTCGAATTTTGAAAAAGTCAGTATGCTGTCGACTCTAAAGACGTGACTGCTATTAATAAGGGTTGCAAGGACTAACAACTGCCCCATGCTCGGTTTTCTCAAATCTTTTTCATCAATTAGCCGCACGACATCATTGACGCTGAGAAGCTTCTCTGAACTATCTTCCCTCCCCAAATCCTCATTCATAATGTCTATATGAGTTTTTGGGTTTGGCGCGTCTTGACCCCAACCTGCTTTTTTCAGAGCCGCGCTTAAATCTTTCGCTTTTGCGCCACCAACGACAATGTTGATTATCTCTCTTTCCATTTCCTCAATATTTGAGTAGTCCATGTCGTCATAGTCATAGCCAGTGACCGTCTCTAAAAGATCGCGGAGGCTCTTCACCTCCCGCCATTGTGGCTCTTCTTGATCTGCAGAAACTGGCTCTTCCATTGCCTCTTTCAGCCGAGCGGCGGCTTGTTCATCGCCGCCATCGTCTAGTAATTCAGCGATTAATTCTACCTTCTCTTCTGCGCGTTTTTGCAAATCAGCGCAAAAGACGTCGGCTGCCTGCTGTTGCTCTTCTACTTGCTTCGCTGCTTCTGGCACATCTCTAAATACGCTCATAGCCATAAATCGCTCTCCTTATTATTTTCTGGAGAGTGTTATAATGCGTATAATTATACGCGTCAAGAAAAAAGAGTAAAAAAATACGCGGTTAAAAATTACTTGCAGGTGATTTTTTCACGCTTGACAAGCGTTGCCTTTGTTGGAAATAGTCTTTAAAGTTGAAGAAAGGTTTTAAAATGTTTATATCAAATATAATTCGTGCTGCTATAATTTTGCTAGTCACTTCGTGTGCATCTTCTGCTAGTATGGTTTTACCAGCGGTTGCTACAGATGAGGAGTGGGAGGCTGTACTAGACAGCATTCCTGAAAGTTTGTCGGTAGTTGATGCTAATTACTTCAAGGCTGGCTTGCTGCCAATGGCTGTAGATAAATTCCCTTTGTTTGATAGCTCAACAAGCGAAGTTGAAAAAATTCTTATGGCGCCAGCGGCTTTAAAGTCTTCAAGAGAGACTCTTGCTGGTGTAAGCGTTGCGTCGATTGTAGAGAGGGGTAGGGCGGTAGCAAGTGCTCAATATGAGGCTAGCAAGTCAGAAATAAGAGCTAAAGTAAAGTTAGAGCATAATTTCAAGTGTATGCGGCAGTATGTTGATCTTTCTAATGTAGAGCTTGCTAAAAAAGGTGAGGGTTATTGGGAGTTTAATCTAGAAATAAGTAACAATATTGGTTGGGCTTTAAGTAGGGTTTTGGTCAGAGTTCATGTTTATTCTGAAGGTCGAGATGTGCCTTGGGCACTAGAGCGATCTACTGTAAATATAGCTGGCGGGCTTGAAGATGGTGAATCTGTTGTTCTGCCCGTGACATTTTACGGGATCACTCCTCGTGTTCCTGATGATGCTAAGTATAAAGTAACATTGTCAGATATTGGAGATTCATCAGGTCGAGCTTTTGTTTCTGAGGACTACACGCATGGTTGGGGTGATGGTCTGAATAATAGAGATTGCCCGTTGTAGTCTAAGCAGCAAAAAGTTCGTTTGTTGTCAGCACTCGGTGTATAGCTATAGTGAACTCAACCTTAAACTTAACTTGTGTGTTTGTAGGGTTGAGCTTTTCTATAGTGATAAATTCAGAATCTTTGGATTTAAATCTTCCAATAGAGGCTTCTATTGCTTTTCCTTCTCCGTTCTTTGTCTGGATGATCACATCATCACCAACTCTATGTGGTTTGTGTGGGTTTACAAAACGCAGATCTCCCGGGTTGTGAGCAGGTGACATGCTGTTGCCAGCTATATATATAGCATATATATCTCTTGCTTGCGCCAGTCCTGGTGGGCGATAGGTAAAATCCACGGGGCCTCCTTCAATAACAAAGGAGCCTATTGCAGAGCCTGCGGCAGTTCCCATTATAGGAATATCTTGGCGGGAGTGGTTTGTTATAGTTGCTTGCGAGTGTCGCTTTGCTTGTTGTAAATCTATAGCCCCTTTATCTACTGCAACCCCCTCATTTTCTCCTACAAGATAGCTTACTGTAGTGCCTAGCGCATCAGCAAGTCTTATTAGATTCTCTCCTGTTATAGATTTTTGACGACCTTTAAGTAGGTGTCTTATAGTGTCTGGGTTGCCTGTTGCTTCTATTGATACAGATCTAGCTGATTTTCCTGTTTCATTAAGCCTTGCATTGATCTTTTGGGCGAGCAGTGATTCCATAATCAACCTCCTATTTTTTTATAAAATATAGGTGGCTAGTATGAAAGCGTATATTTATACGTTGACAACGTATAAATATACGCGTAAATACGTAGCCATGAAAAATTTAACAACACAATTAATCCGCGTTTGGGATGTGTATATATCTCAACAGCAGTCTACAGGTAGGCGTTGCGCTAGTGCCACGCTCTCTACAAAGCTGTTTAGTAGTGGGCGTAGGATGGATCAACTTCGCAGTGGCAGCTCGAGCCTGACCACCGCAAAGTGGGAATATGCGATGCAATGGCTATCAGACAATTGGCCTGATGGGGCAAAATGGCCTGATGGCATTGACCGCCCCGCACCAGCTCAAGCGCTAGAACAATCTGAAAATTCACAGGAGGAGGGGGTCGATGGGTAACATAGCAAGTGAAACACAATCTAACGCGCCTTGTGACGATATCGGCAATCGCAAAAGATTTTCAGAAAGATGGGCTGGCTACGCCTACGGCTCTTTCTACCCCTCATTCAAGAACTCTAGCATCTGGGAAGGCTTGAATGAATTCTTCGACCCGATCGCCAACAACTCTCAAAATGAGCTCGTTGCTGATGAAGGCGAGGGGATGGCCTCTCTCGTTTTGGGCAAGATCACGCTCAATGCGCGCGGCTGCTTGCGCTTTCAGCAAGCCCGTATAAACGCGGTTGCGCATTTCGGGGTTGCTGGTGGCAAGCTCGTCGCAAAACCTAGAGACAATCGCCTCCATAGCAATGACCCGCGCGCGGTCAATATCTTTCATACCCATGGCTCACGCCTCCCCTTTAGCTTTGTCAATCAAAAGCAACGGGTCGCCAAGATGCGAGGTATATTTTCTGATTTCTTCAAGCGCCACATCCAGCGCGATGTCGCTGTCGCTGTTGTCGGGGTTGTCCATCTCTGTTCTGATGGCGAGATCCGCGTTTCTGAGGGCTTGGGCGATTACAACGCGATTGCGGGGATCGCTCTCGCCGAGTTGAAAAAAGACATGGATCAAAACATGTGTGTTCGCGGTCATTCGCGCTTGAAATTCAATCAATTCCGCCATCTCTGGGCTAAGCTCTTTCATAATAAAAATACTCCTAAAAGTCATTTTAAGTCATCTAGTCGGACGGCTAATATTCATGAGGTTATGCTCAGCCATGCGAAGGATGCGTTAGATAAAAATTCGGGGGATCCCCCGTGCAAAGGCGCTTAAAGAGCGTTTCCTCCCAACCTTGGCGGGGGTGCAAGCCCCCGTCCTTTTTTAAACCATAAAAGATAACAACTCATGCAAGCTCAATCTTACTCCTCTGCAATCTCTTTTAACTTAAAAAATCAGGGCATGTCTGCCCTTAATTTGGGGCATGAATGCACTAAAAAAGGGGTAGACATGCACAAAACAGCCGATTCGGGGCTTCGTGCGGTTGATATGGATGGGATTTGCGATTATTTGCGCGCTATTCACGGCGCTGCTGTTGAAAGAGAGGTTGCAAAACAATCTGCCATTCCGCCAGCAACCATAAAAAATTGGTTTTCCAAAAAATCAAGCATTTCAGCTGCGCATTTGCTGACACTTGTTTCCATTTATGGCTTTGCCGTAATGCAAGCGGCTTATGGCGATGCTGCACCCAAATTCATGGATGACGTGATTAATTTTGAAGAAATTCAGGCTCTAAAAAAGCAGCAAGAGGCAATTAGTGCCCGCATTGCGGAATTGGAGGGGTCATGATTTTGGTTTTATTCACTCTTTTGAAAATTAAAGCTATTTCGCTTTGGTTTTGTAATCGCTTTTTGGCGGCGGCAAAAATTTGCTCTCAACTCGCTACTTGGGCGGTAAAAAGGCATATGGGTTTGGTTGATCGCCAAAATGTAGCAAATGATAATAAAGAGGGTCGATCATGAATTTTACGCCTGATCCCCGTATTCAAGAAATAAAAGCAATGAGCGCCGATACGGTTGTTAACCGCCTTGGGCTTTCGGACTTAAAGCGCAATGGTAACTATCTTATTGGCCCTTGTCCTGCTTGCGGTGGTCATGATCGCTTTTCAATCGATCTGCGCAAATCGCGTTGGCATTGTCGCCATTGCGGCGATGGAAAATCCAGAGACTGGATTGGCCTCGCTATGAACGCGCGCGCTTGTGATTTTAAAGCGGCGCTTGGCATTTTGGCGGGGGAAGCAAATTATGAGATTCCGCCTGAAGTAAAGAAAAGGCGTGAAGATGAGGCAAAAAAGCTAAAGGCAAAAAATGAAGCTTACGCCGCAAAGCAGCGCCAGCGGGCAAAGCAAGATGCAGGATCAATCTGGCGAGCGGGGCGGGGTAAGGATATTCGGCCTGTCATTCAATATTTAACAAAGCGCAAGCTTGCTTTTGTAGATGGCATGCCTCTGCGCTGTGTGCCAAATTTGCCTTACATAAAAAAAATCAACGGCAGAGCGCAAATTTTGCACAAAGGCGCTGCAATGGTTGCTTTAATTCAAGGTGCTGATGGGCGGGGTACTGCTGTGCACCGCACGTGGCTTGATGCCAGACAGCCTATGGGTAAGGCTGTGATTGTCCATGGTGGCGAAAGGCAAAGCGCGAAGCTTGTGCGTGGGTCTAAAAAAGGCGGCGCAATCAGGCTTTGGACGCCAGAAGGCGCAGATACGCTGGTTATGGCGGAGGGTATTGAAACGACAATTCAAGCCATGCTTTCAGGATTTTTTAAAAATGCTGCTTTTTGGGCAGGTGTTGATTTGGGTAATATGTCAGGTCGAATGAAATATTCGGAGGGCAAGCGCTATTCTGGCGAGCCTGATATGAGTGACAAAGAAAGCTTTATTCCCCCTCAATCCTTGATTGAGGCTGGCTTAAAGCGGCTTATTTTTATTCAAGACGGGGATAGCGATGCACAAATGACAAAGGCACGCTGCCTTTCAGGTTTACGGCGGGCAAAAATGATCTATCCGCATTTAAAAGTTGAGTTAGCGCGCTGTCCTGCGGGTAAGGATTTGAATGATTTGGGTATGGCATCATGAAAAAAATATATGATAAAGAGCAAATAAGGCGGCCCCTATGTTTCAAAAAAAGATAATGTAGAAAAAACAGAAAAAGAAGCTATTAGGATTTGGAATGCACGTTCCAAAAAATCTTACAGCGAAATAGAAGTTGAGGAAATGCAATATGAGTGAAGATAAAAAAGACGCTGTAAAAGAGGTGTTGGAAAATACGGTTGAAGTTGGTTTGCCAGAAAATCAGCCGGAGCTAGATCAGTCGCCGCGCGACAATACGCCGGATCAAGAGGACGAAGATCCGCATTTAGCGTTTTGTGCAAGTCAGCCAGAGACGGATATAGGCAATCGCAAGCGTTTTTCCAGGCGATTTGGCGATATTGTCGCTTATATCAGCGGGGCTGGCTGGTATGTTTATGATGGCAAGTGCTGGAAATATTCAGATAGTGAGTCAGGTGAAATAAGAAAGCTGGCGACCGAGGTTGCTGAAAATATCCGTCACGAAATCAACTGCATTCCTCTTTCGGACTTTCAAAATAAAATATTGCAAACCGCCCTTGACGCTGAAAGTAGGTTGAAAGAGCTTGAAGAGAAGCCACTTGAAGATGCTGAGGAAATGCGGGCGCAGATGGCGCGGATTCACCAGCGGATACAGGCTGGTGAAGAGATAAAAAAGGGCTTGACGGGCATGAGAAAAGCGCGCAAAAGCCACTTTAAATCAAGCTGCAACACTGCAAAAATAACCAATATGCAGACAGAGCAAAAACCTTATTCATCGACTGATGTTGAAGCATTTGACGCTAATCCGCTGCATTTAAATGTTTTAAACGGCACGCTTCATTTTACTCCTGATGAACTAGACAACCCGAACCCCAAAGGTAATGTCAATTGGAATTCATCCCTAAAACCCCATGATAAGGATGATAAAATCTCTAAAATTATTCCTGTTAACTATGATCCAAAAGCAAAAGCACCTCATTTTAATAAATTTCTTGAACAATCTATGCCCAATGAGGTGGAAAGAGCTTTTCTTCAAAGGCTTATGGGATATGCGGCAACGGGCTATACGCATGAACAAATCTTTGCGTTTTTTTATGGCATTGGTAGGAATGGCAAGACTACATTCTTAAAGGCGATTAGAAGCGCTTTGGGGGATTATTCCACCCTTCTTAATGTCGATGTTTTGACAGGTGATGACAAAAAAAATGGGAGTGGCCCAACCCCAGAACTAATGCATTTAAAAGGGGCTAGAATGGTCACAACGTCTGAGCCTGACGGCGGAGCAAAACTCAAAGAAGGCTTGGTCAAGCTTTGGACTGGGGATCAAGAAGTAATCGCGCGCGCGCCATTTGAAAAAGCTATGGTTGAATTTAAACCAAAATTCACAATTTTTATGGATGGCAATCACAAGCCCAAAATAATCAATGATGATGACGGGATCTGGCGGCGGCTGCTGCTGGTTAACTGGCGCGAGCAGGTTGCTGTTGAAAAAGTCGATAAATCGCTCCCTCAAAAACTGGAGCAGGAAAAAGAGGGTATATTGGCTTGGATTGTCGAGGGCATTGAAGAATATCTAGTCTATGGATTAAATGTCCCTGAAAGCATAAAAAATGAGATGAAGGATCATCGAGATGATAGTGATCATTATGGTGATTTCATAAGGTCAGCTATTGATGTTACAGGTTTTGCTGATGACAAAGAAGGCGTAGACGATCTTTATGATGCTTTTGTAAAGCATATGAACAATAATGCACGTGAAGTCCACAACAAAAATACGTTCAGCAGGCGATTTGCGGGTCAGGCCGCCCGACCATGGGATAGTCCTGAGGGTAAGAAAATTCTATTTACAAAGGGTAAAAGTAATGGGCGGACTGTTTATCGAGGTTTGAAGATCAAGCCAGAATATACAAAGATGGATGATTTCAACTCAAATAGCTATTAATCAGGGAGGCTAGGGAGAATATAAAAAATTTGGTTTCTTTCTTCCTTTTTGGGGTGTGGGGGAAAATCAAATAAAAACAGCACCTTATTAGAATGAGGGGGAGATAGGGAGGTTAGGGAGGAGAATACGCGCACATATACGCGCGAGAGGTAGTAAGTATAAAAAATAAATATTTTTATTTATTAATAATAGGATTTATCTTCCCTATCTACCCTATATTCCCTCATAAATAAAATTATATAATAAAAACAATAAGATAGATAGAAAATAAAATAGGGGAGATAGGGAATAAACAGGGAAGTTAGGGAAGTTATCAGCTCGGCAATCTATATAATCAACCTTTGAAAGTAATAATTTCATTTAAAATCAATATCTTACGGCATTTTGGAGAGAAGCGATGAACAATACCAATCAAAAAAACAAGAAAGACCAAAAGAGAGAAGATAATATGGTCGAATATAATACAGCTGTTAGTGGTTGTTGCTCTGTCCAATTAAAAGATAAGGATGCCAGTGGCATTGATCCTTGGCGTGACATAGAGGTTTGCGAAATAGATGATTTAGATTTTCAGTCTGACACGCAGTCAAAAGAAATTAAAAATGATAACATTGTTTACACGACTGAAAAACCTAAGCAGGAGTGCAATAAAGTTAAGGTTGCTAGAAATAAAAATGAATGCCCAATAACTTTACTTCACAGTAAAGGTTCGTTAACAACAGAAGAGGCAAAAGCAGCCTTTAAGCTTCGTTCTTTTTATGAGGCTTTTGAGATAGGCTCGGTCAAGTCAGTTGATTTAGAGACCGTTAGGGTTGATGGTGGCGCGGGTGCAAAGTCCACACTTGCGGATAAACAAATCGAAGCTCAAATGAAACTTAGAGAGGTGAGAGCCGAGTTAGGTCCAATCGTTTATCAAATATTAAGTCTTGTTGCTTTTGAAAGAAAGTCTTGTCGTGAAACTGCAAAAATTTTAGGCTATAATATTTCAACTGTTAGTGACATTTTAAAGGGTGGGCTTAAAACGCTCGTAGAAGGCTCTGAGCAGCAAAAGCGTGGATTTTTAAAAAAATTCAAAAAAAGCTATTGACGGCTGTTAAACACTAAGATATAAAACATGTCATCATCGATAATTGCGATCAAAAAACCTCAGCATATTTGCTGGGGTTTTTGCATTTGAGGATCACTTCATTCTAAAAATTAAAACCACTGGCTTTAACGATATTGAAAAGGCCTGGGCTGACTTCCCCAAAAAAGCTGACCGCATTATTGCAGGCGCTTTGAATAAGTCTGGCAATAAAGGTCGAACGCAAGTTATCAAGGCGGCGGCAAAAGAAACTGGAATTAAGCAGAAATCTATAAGAAAAGTAATTAAGACTAAGTCTGCTTTTTATAAGAATTTAGAATATGAGCTCAAAGGAACAGGTTCGCGCGTTTCGTATAAAGATATGGGTGCTAAAAAAATTAAGGTCGGCGTGAGTGTATCGCGCGGTCAAATTAAACTAAAGCACAATACATTTCTTGGCGGTTACAAACTTGGCGGTCATGTGTATCAGCGAACGGGTCGCTACAAAACAAATAGTCGTGGCCAGAAGGTTGAGAGGCTTAAGAAACTAATGGGGCCATCCGTCCCCGATGTTTTGGCGAGAGAAAATATTCAAGATAATTTCTTTGAAATATCTCAAGAAGAAATGCCTAAGCAAATAATCTCGCAGCTATCTCGGTTCGCTGCCAATAAAAAATAAATCAGTTTAACTATAAAAAGGTACTTACCACCCCGCCCCCAACGCCCCGCGGCTACGAGGTGCCGGGGTTTTGTCAGTCAGGGTGACTTTTTAAAGCCTTAATTAAGGACTTAAGAGAAGCCTTAAATGAAAGAAAATGAGCAAGGATATACTTTTAACAAAAGGCGAGTTTGCTAAAGAAATAAATGTTTCTGCGCCGCGAGTTAGTCAGTATATCAATGACGGCAAAATTTATGGCAAGGCGATTGTTGGTGAGGGTCGCAGGGCTCAGATCAATCTTGAGGTCGCAAGGGATCAATTAAAGAATACTTTGGATTTAAGCCAGAGCATGGGCAATGGTTTGAAAAATCAGGTTAATGCTGCTTCAGTAGATCTGAGTAATTACAAGTCTGATCTGTCTGGTGTTAGCACGCGCAACTCGCAAGAGCGGCGTGCAAAAGCGCTTGCTGATCAAGAAGAGATCAAACTCAAAAGAATGAAAGAGCAAGATGCTCTTGATTCTGGAAAATATATGTTGGCCGCTGAGGCTAGGAACTTAGTTCCTCAGGCAATTCATACAGTCTTTTTGACTGTTGATGAGTTTATTCGCTCTGCTGCGACTGATCTCGCTTCGGATCACTCTTTAGATCGCAAGGCTATTGAAGTCACGTTGCGCGAGAAATGGAGAGAAACACGAACAACCGCAAGTGAAAGTCAATCAGCATTGAGAAGTGCTGAAGAAGAAGTATTAAAAGAAGTTGATAAGTAAGATTGATAAATACTTGTTTAGCTAATCCAAAGTGGCACTTGCACGACATTCTTGCAGAGCAGCTATTACCACCACCACTTGTCTCTCACTTGGAGTGGGCAAAAAACAATATAGTTTTTACTAAAGCCGAAAGTCCATCTCTACCAGGGCCGTATAACGAGAAAAACTTTCCATACGCATCGGAAATATTAAAGGCTATGGATCCAGACTCACCTTGCTCAGAAGTCACGCTGATGGCTTCTGCACAAGTGATTAAAACAACGCTATGTAATATTGTGCTTGCCAGCACTATGGATCAAGCCCCTTGTAACGCGCTCTACATTACAAAAACAGAGGTTATGGCCAAAACTTGGTCAAAGACTGGTTTTGGCGCTCTATTGAGAAATACGGCAGCTTTGTCTGCAATATTCCCTCACAAAAGCCGTGAGGGTGGTGATGCAGTTTTGTTTAAGCAGCGCTATGATAAGCTTGGCAGCGTTCGGATTTGTGGTGCTAACTCAGAGGACAGTTTAGCAAGTTCGACTAATCCGCTTATTATTATGGATGAGCTTTCAAAATGGGAGCAAACGCGAGCTGGCGATCCCGAAGAGTTGGCGGCGGATAGAGCGCAAGCAGTTCTTGATCCTAAAATATTAAAGACTTCAACGCCTTTAATTGACACAGAAACTGAGCGATGCAGAATTACGCGCTCTTTTGAGAGTGGAACGCAAGAACGTTATGAAGTTCCTTGTCCACAATGTGGACATTATCACGAGCTGGAATGGGAAAATTTTGAGCCAAGCATAAAAGAGGATAGTTTAGACGATCTTTATTTTGGCTGTCCTAGCTGCGGTTTTCCAATAACGGAGAACTATAAGGCGGATATAGTATCAAAAGGCAAATGGGTTGCGGAAAAGCCTGAAAGAGCTATCTATCACCGATCTTTTAAGATTTGGGCGGCTTATTCTCCTTTAACGACTTGGGAATCTATAGCTGAGCGATGGATTGCTACTAAGAAAAAAGGCAACGCTAAAGCTGAGCAAGTTTTTTTCAACTCTGTTTTAGGTAGAAGTTATAAGAATTCGTCTCAATCAATCAGTTGGGAAGTTTTAAAAGAGAGGGCAGAGGAATCTGGCTTTATTAGAGGGATTATTCCTGAAGGCTTCCCTATTTTAACTGTTGGTGTTGATGTTCAGGGGGACTGGGTTGAATGGCAAGCTCGTGCATTTGGAGCAAATAGCCAATCTATTGTTGTGGATTTTGGAAAGATTACACCAAGTTCTGTTGCGGTGGAAGGTCAAGAAAGCACAGGTCATATTAGCGATCCTTTAATCGCAGCAGAGGTTAGCAAGCTCGTTACGCGCAGGTTTAAGACTGCCACAGGTGGTTATATTCAGCCAGATTTACTGGCAATCGATGGCGGCTATAGCACGCCAGAGGTGTTCAACTGGGTTAAAAACCACCTTAAAAGTCAGGTTATTATGGTGCGTGGCGGCAATGACAAACACGCGCCTTTTGTCAAGCTGGTGAAAATTGAAACAAGCAACCAAACGGGTAAAAAAAGAAAATATGGTAGTCGTTTTTACACTTTAAACGTCCACCAAATGAAATTGTTTTTATATAAGTCCTACGAGCTTGAAGAAAAAAAAGCTTTTGGTTTTACTTATTTTCCAGCGGGTATGGGTGACGAGTTTTACCAACAAATGACCTCTGAAGTGCTTGCGCCAAAGGTTAGTAGAACGGGACATACAGTTTATAACTGGGTTCCGAAGCCCGGCGTTCGAAGTGAGCAACTTGATTGTGCTAATTATGCTTACGGAGCAGCGCTTAATATAGGTGCTTTAGATTTCTCAGCTGAAAAATGGCAGCAGTTAAATGATGAGAGGTTTGCGCCTCAGGTTCAAGCGCAACTTGATTTAGAAGATGCAGTTACTACTGTTCCTCGAGTTGAAGAAGTTGGTGACGATTATTTTAAAGATTGGTTTAATGACTGAATTAGAGTTAAAAAAACAAAGGTTGGCGGAGCTTGAGGAGGTGTTGCATAAACGCTTGGTTCAAGGCCAAGTCGCTTCTGTTGGTTCTTTGAATCAATCAGCGAGCTTTTTTCAAACTCCAATAACAGAGCTTGAAAAGAAAATTACAATATTAAAGAATGAAATAGCTGTTGCGGAAGGTTTGCCAACTTCAAATAGATTTTTTAGACCAGGTCATTTTGGGTAATCATTTTTTATAGTGTCTTTATTTTCAAAAATAAAAGGTCGTATATCTAAACCTAAGGCTTCAGCTCTCTTTGGTAGTGCTTACACGGCAGCTAGTCACAACCACCCTGCGACAGAGTTTTGGGATGCCAGCGGATATAGCGGGCAATCTGCTGTTGAGCATAGCAGAGGGGCTATCACGAACCGCGCTCATAGCTTAATTAGAAATGATCCGATAGCTGCTGCTGCGGTCAACCGTGTTGTTGAAATGGCGATTGGTCGCGGACTGGTTTTCATGTCAGACCCTGATTTTGAAAGCTTGAATATTGATCCTGAAAGCGATGTAGCCTATGAACTGCAAGACAAAATCGAGCGCGAATATGATTTATTTGCAAATAACTCAAGGTTTTTGGCTGATGTTGAGCGCCATTCTACTTTGGATGATTTAGATGCTTTGGCGGCGCGTGGGTTAGCTGGTGCAGAAGGCGAAGCCTGTGGCGTTGTAAACTCTTTAGATCGCGGTGGCGTTTACAATACTTGTGTGCAAGTTATTGATGCTGCAAGACTTTCTTCACCTGTTGGGAAGACATCATCACCTTATTTCAGAGATGGTATAGAGCTTAACGCGCATGGCGCAGCTGTTGCTTATCACGTTCGGCAGTCACACCCAAATGACAATTCGTTTAATGCAGATTCTTTTAAGTGGGTTCGCGTAAAGAGAGAAACAAGAACGGGTAGGCCTGTTTTTATCCATGCTTTTAAAAAGCTTAGGCCGGGTCAGTTGCGTGGCATATCGCCTTTTGCTCCTGTGCTAACAAAGCTTAAACAGCTGGACAGGTATAATGATGCGGAGCTAAGCGCAGCCTTGCAACTTGCCGACATGCCTATTTTTATTAAATCTGACATGCCTCCAGAGCTTTTGGAAAGTGGTCTGGATTTTGGCGTTGGTGAAAAGGCGGTTGGTAAAGAAAAGCCAAGCTTTCTAGGTTTTGAAAAATATAGAGGTAAATACCACAAAGCGCAAAATTTGGCGCGGAAGTTAGGGGCAAAAATTGGTATATTAAGTGCGGGCGAGGATGTAACGACTGTTGCGCCGACTTATCCAGCTTTGGGAACTTCTGAATTGCGTCGAGGTCACACTCAAGCCACTGCAGCTGCACTCGGGGTTGGTTATTCTCAAATTTCAGGTGATTTAACCAAAGTTAACTATTCCTCTGAGCGTTCTGGAAAGATCACGGTTAAAGGTGCTACTGAAATGTTTGTGGCGACCTTTGTCAGCCAATGGAAAATGCAAATTTTGCGAGCATTTATGGAAGAGGCTTTTGCTAAAGGCAGGATTAAACTGCCTAAAGGGGCTGTGCCATTTAGCGAAAACCCTGACGCGTGGATGAAATCCATTTGGATTGCTCCAGGGCCGGGCTGGATTGATCCTAAAAAAGAAGCGGATGCGGTTGCGCTGCGCCTTCAAAATAACATTACCAGCTATGCTGATGAGGTTGCTAGCACAGGAAAGCACCCAAGGCGGATGCTTAAACAAATTAAGCGCTGGGAAAAGGTTTCCAAAAAAATGGGCGTAAATTTAAACGCGCAAAGCAGCAGTGATCAAAAATATTCAAGCGATGAGGAGACAGAAAATGCATAATATAGCGTATACGCACATTGCTTCTCGGCTATTTAATACACCTCTTGCTCTTGCTGAGAGTAAAGCTGGCATTATTGCCAATGCCATAGGCTCACGCGTTTTTGGCGCTAATCTTAGTTTGTTAAGTCAGGAATCAATTCAAGCGACTGTTTTGGCTGACACTTTATCTGATAATTATTGTGATATAGAGCAGGTCTCTATAGCTCGAGGCGTTGGTGTTATCCGCATTGAGGGCAGCCTTATTCACAAGGGTGGATTTATTGGTGCAAGCTCTGGCCAAACATCTTATCAAGGCCTTAGCAGTCAAGTAGCAGCAGCCAGCCGCCTTTTTGATGGCGGCGAGATTAAGGCTCTAGTACTTGAGCTAGATAGTTTTGGTGGGGAAGTTGCTGGCATTCGAGATATTGCCGCTCAAATATATTCGCTTTCTAAAAAGCTGCCAACAATCTCGATTATAAATGACAACGCTTGCAGCGCGGCTTATTGGCTGGCCTCTCAAGCGAACTCAATTGTTGCTTCACCGACCAGTATAGTTGGCTCAATTGGTGTTGTTTCTATTCATGTTAATATGGCGGCGGCTCTGGCTGGTGAAGGTCTTGACGTAAAGATTATTACGTCTGGCAAGCATAAGGCTGACGGCAACTCTTATGAAGCCTTGAGTAAAGAGGTTGAATCTGAAATGAGATCTGACTTTGACAGCATTCGAGAGATGTTTGCTGAAGATGTTGCTCGTGGTCGAAGAAAGAAAGTGACTAAAGCAACGGCTTTAGCAACAGAGGCTAAAACATATACAGGTCAAAAAGCTTTTGAAGTTGGCCTCGTGGATGCAATTGAGAATCCAAGTGTGGCCTTTGAGGCTTTTGTTAAGAAATATGGGCGTTAAGCCCTAAAAATAGGAGATTAATATGGGTTTAGAAGACGCGCTTAACTCCGCCGATCAGCAGGCGGAAAGCAAACAGAGCAAGCAAGACTTGCACGCTAGAGAGGTGGAGAAAGAAAAGGCTGTTGCGGCAGCTGTGAATGCCTCAAAAGAACGGATGAAGGCTATTTTAAATTGCGAATCTGCAACACAAAACCAAACACTTGCAAGCCACCTAGCGTGGGAGACAACTCTTTGTTCGGATGAAGCTATAGCTATCATGAAAGCAGCTAACCAAGGTTTTGATCAATCTGAAAAAACAGACACGGCGGCTGAGTATGAAGCAAAAATTGCAGCTGAAAATATTCCAGTAATTGGCGTTGACGCAGCTTCTTCTTCTGGTGGTTCAAGTGCTGAAAAGCCAGAAGATGATATTCTGGCTCAAGCAAAAGCGCTTCGTCCAGGCGCATTTGGACTGTAAGGAGAATTTTTATGGAACAAACTGGTGAATATAATCCGAATGATATTGTAGCGGGTGACTATCCACTCGCTTCTCGATCTGTCAGTTTAAAAGCAGGCCGCGTTTATAATCGTGGTGATGTTTTAGGTCGTAATGAGGATGGTTCTTACAGCCTTTACGGCTCGGCAGAAGATCAATCTGCAGAGCCTGGAGCGATTTGTGCTTACTGGGTTGATGCGAGTGAAGGCGACACGGCTGGCACGGCTTATTTTACTGGAGAGTTTGCTAACGACTCTCTTTTTTATGGTGATGATGCAAACATGAAGACTGCAAACGCCGCTTTTGAGGCTTTTGGCGTTGCTATTTTTATTCGGAATCGAGGTTAATTATTATGGATTTTAACACAGATAATCTAATTATGCTTTTGGATGAAATGGAGCAGCCTTCATCATTTTTGCGAGATCTCTTCTTCCCAGACATCGAAGAGTTTACAGAAGAGAAAGTCTCTTTCGACAAGATAGAGGCAATGCGTGGTTTAGCGCCTTTTGTCTCTCCACTCGTTGCTGGTCAAGTTCAAAAATCGCGCGGAGGAACTTCAGTTTCAATTGAGCCTGCTTATGTAAAGCCGAAACATGCTGTGACACCAAAATCTTCTTTCAAGCGCCGTCCTGGTGAAAGCGCTAAAAGGCCAAGCACTCCAATGCAAAGATATTTGGCTGCTGTTATGGATAACCTTGTTATTGAAGAACAATCTATTACTCGCAGAGAAGAGTGGATGGCTATTGAAATCTTGCTGAATGGCAAGGTTGTTTTGACGGGTGAAAACTATGATTCTCGTGAAGTCGACTTTTCGCGAAAATCTGATCATAGAATTAATCTTACGGGTAATAGTTCGTGGGGCAAAGACGGTGTTTCTCCTTTTAAAAATTTAAGAAGTTGGATACAAATGATGCACACGAGTGCAAAAATACATCCAACACACGTGATTGTTGATCCGCTAGCAGGTGATGATCTCGTGAATGACCCTGAGCTTCACAAAATATTAGATAATAGGCAGTCTACACCAGTTGATATTAATATTTTAGGTTCTGCTACAGGCGCAGAGGATCATAAAGTCGTTAAGATTGGTTCTTTTGGAAGCACGTCTATTTATCAGTATCAAGATTTTTATACTGATGATAAAGGCAAAGAACATGGTTTTATGCCTGAAAATACCGTTCTTATTGGTTCTCCAAGAGCGGCGCGCGGTGTCCGCTGCTATGGTGGTATTCAAGATCGCAAATCAGGTTTGGTTGCGCGAGCAAGATTCCCTAAAACATGGTATCAAGATGACCCTGGGGTAGACATGACTATGACACAGTCTGCGCCGATTCTTGCTTTGGGTAATATTAATGCAACAATGGCAATTACAACAAAATAATGCCGATTGATTTTGATAAATATCTCCAAGGGGCTATTCAAAGCACCCTTGGGGAACCAATTTTTTACGATATTGATGGTGAAGTCGAAGAGCTTACGGCTGTTTATTCGCAAGAAAATAGAGAAAATCAATCTGATGGGGCTGTTTATCAAGCTACTTATTATCAGATTGCAATTCGATTGAGTGACCTCTCAATAACACCTAAGAAAGGTCATAGGCTTGAGATGCGTGATCAAAAATGGATTGTCGAATCCGTTGTTTTTGATGGGTTGGGCGGTGCGGCTTTGGAAATTAAAAAAGATAATTTTCTATCATGATTGATCCTAATGAAACGTTACAGCCTAATGAAATAGCGGTGCTTGCAAAGCAATATATTGAAGAATTTGCGCCAGATCTGTTTGATGAAATTGAGATTGACCCACATTCTATCGTTGAATCTGATGATGTATTGGCTCATTTGAGTATTGATTTTGCGAGCGTTACTCACACGCCTTTGGGCAGCGCTTCAACCTCTTATTTTGATCGAAGCTTTCAGCTTTCTTTTAGCATTCTAGCGCGCGCTGCTGATTTTGAATCGGGTAGAAGAATTATGACTGAAATGCAAGGTCAGATTTTAGATATTTTACTAAGTAAGACTGATTTTATAGATCGTTTTGAAACGCTGCCCTCTATTGAGCGTGAAATTTCTAAGTTTGGGGATTCTGAGCATTTTAACGTAATTGGTGAGTTGTCACTTAGCTTGCAAGATAAAGAAATAATTCACGGGTTTAGTCAAGGTTTGAGCGCGGTTGATATACGCACTCAACTTGCTGGCTTAACCGCGTCTATCATTCACGAAAAAGAGGAAGACTCTGCCGATGGATAAAAAATATGTAGTTAGAAAAGGGCTTTCAGTTCGGATGCCTGATAGTTCTATCAAAACGGAAAAAAATGAGCCTTTTGAAATTGATAGTGGCGACCACTTTTCACGCCGCCGCGTTTTATCAGGAGATTTTGTTGAGTTTGAACAAGATCAGTCGAGTGATGAAACTGAAAATCAAGTTTTAGAAACTTCAACTGAAATGGAGAGTGAAGACAATGTCTAATATTGACAGCTCTATTCCAAGCAACGCGCGGATTCCAGGCAATTACGCAAGCATCGATAGTTCGCTGGCAGGAACTGGCGTTTTTAACGAGCCAAGGCTTTTAATAGGTCATGCGAATGGTGGTAGCCACACTCCAAATGAGATGGAGTATTGCGCATCACCTGATGCTGCTGAAAAGCTTTATGGTGCAAATTCAATGCTTGCGCATCAGGTTAAAGCGTCTTTGGCGGGTAATCAGAACAGTGAGTTACGCTGTATTGCCATTCCTGAGCCAACTGAGGGAACTAAGGCTGAGACACCTCTAAAAATTCAGGTTACTCCTACACAGTCAGGCGTAGTCAATATTCGAATTGGTTCAGATAAAGTGTCTATCTCAACGCTTGCATCAGAAAGCAAGGTCGAGATTGCTCAAAATATTGCTACTGCTATTAACAAGAACGCATATTCTCAAGTAGAGGCTCTGAGAGAGGATGATTCTTTTGAAATGACACTGAGGTGTCGCTGGAAAGGTGTTAGCGGCAACGATATTCCGATTTCAATTAATTATTTAGGTGAGCGTGGTGGTGAGCCGTGGCCTGAAGGGCTTGAAATTGAGGTTGGAGAAATGTCTGGTGGTACTGGTAATCCAGATTTATTTGAAGGATTGCAATCTTTAGGTGACGCACCGTTTGAGTGCATTTCTACTGCATTTACAGACACTGAAAGCATGAATGATGTTGCTGGCACAGGCGGCGTGTGGTCTTCTGGTGCTGGGCAGCGATGGGGATATGCTAGCCGCCTTTATGGGCAGGTTTTTACTGCTGTCCGCGGCACGCAAGGCGAGTTATCGACTTATGGCAACGGCAGAAATGACGCAACGGTGACTTGTTTGTCTCTAGAACAAAAAGTGCAATCTTGTTCGTGGGAGGTTTCAGCGGCTTATGCTGCGATTGCTGCGACCTCATTGCTGGATCACCCTGCAAGGCCTCTTAAAACGCTGGCTCTTAATGGGATTTTGCCAGCCCCTGATAGCCATAGGTTCAACCGCCAAGAGCGAGAAACACTGCTTTATGATGGCATGGCTACCCAAAGAGTAGACAGCGCTGGGGTTATGCGTATCGAGCGCGCGGTTACACATTATCAGCGTAATGATGCTGGAACGGAAGATAATGCTTTTTTGGACATCAACACGCCTGCGACCTTGGCAAAATTCAACAGATATGTGCTTGCTAAACTTGATCAATATGCAGGTCGCGATATCGTTGTTGACATTGTCAATAAGGTTAAACCAGATGCTCCTGCAGTAGATGCTAAGCGCATTAACGCTATTATTATTGCTGCTTACAAAGAAATGGAGTGGATGGCTTGGGTGGAGAATACAGAAGTATTTATTAATGGTCTTCTTTCGTATCGGAGCTTAACTGACTCAACACGTGTTGATACTTTGGTTCAGCCTGATATTGCCAATCCATTACAAATTATAGCGATGGTTAATCGCTTCCGTCAAAACTATTAGAAAGGCTTATTAACATGGCTAAGGTAGGTGGTAAATTTACGCTCTATGTTGAAGGTAGGGTGCTTGAGGCAAGTGGCGAATGGACGATTTTAAAGTCTAATTTTGAGCGCACTTCAGTTGAGACCCATGCAGAGGTTAACAGTCATTTTACAGAGCTTCCCAAAACATCTGGCGCAAGCGGTTCGATTGTTGTCACGCCAGATTTGGATCTATCTTGGCTTGAAGAAATTCAAGGCGGGACAGTGACGTTAGAGCTTTCAAACGGTTGGACTCACACTCTAATTGACGCTTATTGCACGGCTGGTCTTGAGCCGAACACAATGGGTCAACTTGAAGTGACATTTAACTGCCCTGTTATTCAATCACATCTGACAAATGGGGGTAATTCATAATGAGTGAAGAGCTTTTTGAAGAAGAAATGACCCCTGAAAAATTAGAGCCGGGAGCTTATTTTATTGACGAAGACGGCGCTCTTCACTTTAAACTGACTAGTCCGATAGGGGTGCATGGAAAAGAAGTAGATATATTGAGGCTCCGCTCGCCTGGGGTTGATGATATGGCTAAGCATGGCATTTTATTCAGAGTAGATTCTGATGGGGATGGTCTTTCGATCCATCCTGCAACTGGTCGTAAATATATGGTTGCTTTATCCGGCTGCCCAGTAAGCTCAATAAACAGAATGAAGCTATCTGATTTTAATGCTCTTTTAATGGCCTTACCAGCTTTTTTGGCGGATTAGCGGATGATGAATATAGGCTAAAGCAGCTTATAAACACTTGTTACGACCTCTCTTACAACTGGGGTGGTGGCAGCCGATCGCCGCAAGAGTTTCTCAAAATGACCATTCCCGAGCTCGCTCAAGAAATCGAGCAGTGGAATAGAATTTCTCACAAAATAAACTCACAAGGATAGAATGTCTAAAACGCATACTAGCACTGCAAAACTTGTTATTTCTGCTGAGGATCGCGCTAGCGCGGTTATGAAGCGCATGGCTGTGCAAATGAAGTCGATTGCAAAAATCGGCGCATTTAACAAAATGGCAGCTGATATGAAGCAGGTTTCAAAGGCAGCCGCACCAATGGCTCGGTCAATTTCAAATGCATCGCGATCAATGGCTGGTTTTGCAGGAATTGCCGGTGGTTTAGGCCTTGCAGGCATCGCAGGTGGCATTAGCAAAGTGTCAAGCGAGATGGATCGCTTGGCGAAAACATCTCGCTTGATCGGCACAACAGGTCAGCAACTGCGCGACTTGGAATATGTTGGTGAGCTTCAGGGGGTTGATGCTTCGACTATCACAAGCTCAATGCAAGCTTTTTCCAAGCGATTAGGTGAGGCAAAATCTGGGACAGGCATGCTCAGGTCTATGCTTCAAAAAACAAATCCTGTGTTGTTAGAGCAGCTTACAAATGCGAAAGACACGGCTGGCGCCTTTGAAATTTATATGTCTGCTCTTCGAAATGCTGGCGGGGAAGCAGAGCAGAACGCTATGGCTGCTGCGGCCTTTTCGCGGTCGGGCATGAAAATGGCTCTAATGGCTAAGCTGAGTGGTGATGAGTTTAAAAACATGGTGGCAGAAGGGCGAGGGCTGCGGGGGGTTTTAAGTCAAAGCGAACTAAAGGCCGCTGAGGACTATAACGACAGCGTGGCAAAGCTAAAATCTACTTTTGCTGGACTTGGTGATGTGATTACTAAAAACTTATTGCCAGCACTTACACCTATGGTCGAGAAGTTTAAAGATTTCATGGTCATTAACAGGGATGGTTTAGGTGAAAAAATAGCAAAAGGGCTTGAGAAATTCGCTGAGGCCCTATCTAAAGTTAATTTAGATAATGTTATTTCAGGCGTTGAATCTTTTTTCACAGGCCTTTCAAAGCTAGTTGAAAATATTGGCGGTGTGAAAAATGCAATGATTGCTTTAGGTGCTTTTGTCTTTGCACCACAAATCGCAGGCGTTCTGACTTTTGGCACTCAGTTGGCAGGGCTTATTGTCACAATTGGCAAAGTCACAACAAAGCACGCGATTATGGCTGGTATGATGATTGCGGACTATGCAAAAGTTAATGGTTGGATGGCTGCAAACAAGATGTCTCCTGATAATTTTATAGGGCCGATGAATGGTAAAAGATCTGGTCTTGGCAAAATGGTTGATGCTCTTGCCTTTATACCTAAAAAAATACTCCGTTTTGCGCCTAAAATAGCAGGCGCATTTAGATTTTTAGCAGGACCAATTGGCGTTGCTCTTGCGGTTGTTGGCGGGGTTGTCGCTCGCTATTGGGAGCCTATTTCTAATTTTGCAAGCGGATTTTTCTCTGAAATTAAAGCTGAATTGCAGCCCGCTATTGATTTTCTAAGCTCTATTCCTGATAAAATTGGTAATATGATCACAGGCGCGGCTATTGACATTGGTGCTTTTTTTGGCTTTGACGCTTCGGCGGTCACTGCATTCATAGATTCAATAAAAGACGGCGCCTCGAAAATATGGACTGAAATAAAAGGCATCTTTACTTTCAGCACCAAGGATTATTCCGATGAAAAAGAGGCGGAATTTGCAGAAAGCGGCAAAGGCTTTGCTCGAGCGCTTATTGACGGTATAAAAAGTCTTTTTGGCTATACTACCTTGGGCGCGTTGATTAATAATTGGTCAAATATTGGGGAAGCCATTTCGGGCTTCTCAGAAAAAGCGGTTGAGCTAGGCTCTGCTTTTGTCGAATCGTTAAAAGAAAAGGTTGGTCAAATATTTGCATGGTTTTCCGACCTGCCTTCAAAAATTTTTGAGGCCATTGGAGGCATTGATTTGACGAATTTATTTAATATCGATGTTACAAAAATATTATCAAAATTAAAATCAGGCATTGCCAATTCTTGGGTAGGTCGCCAGCTTGGCTGGTCTTCTGGTGGTGGTGCTGATGGCGTTAAGGTTGATGGCGCTCGTGCTGATGGCGGGCCCGTTGCGGCTGGTAAGCGATATTTGGTTGGCGAGCGCGGCCCCGAGCTGTTTTTGCCCAAAATGTCAGGCAATATTATCCCAAATGAGGTTTTAAGTGCTTTTGCCAATTATTCAGGCGCTACTTCAAACGACAATATGGCGATGCCGCCTGCAATTATGCGTTCGAGAGAAATTTTAAATCAGGCGCCGCAAGTAATGGCTAATTCTTATGCGCGTAATCAAGCGCAAATCAGTGGTGGCGCTTCCCTTGATATTAATTTCCACAATGCGCCAAAAGACATGGTTGCAAAGCATAAAACGCACGGTCTTGTTTTTGACAAGGTCAATTATAACACAGGTCGTATGATGGGTAGAGGTTGATTTTCATGGGGTGGAAAGAGGATTTATTACCCGCGAAATTTGCTGGTTCAGAATTTTTTTATTCTTCCGTAAAAATCTCTGGCGGCATTAGAACCGCCGTTCATGAGCTTCCAAAATCAAATGCTGGCTTTGTCGAGCAGTTTGGGTTTTTTTTACGAAAACATCGTGTTGATGGCTATTTTTTGGATGATAACCACCACCGAGAGGCTTTAGAGTTTATCAAAGTTTTAGAGGCTGGTTCTGACATTCTTGAAATGCCGCTTTATGGCCAGGCAAAGGTCGTTTGTAATAGTTATGACCTCACCGAAACGTCTGAAAAAGGGCGCTATAGCAAGATTGAAATGAAGTTCACTCTTGAGTCTTCTGGCGAGATTGGTGGCGTTTCAGCTAACCGCTCAGGGCTTATTTCTCAAGCTGTAGGTGCTGTGGTGTCCGCTATTTCAGCGGTTGCAAGAGGCAGAATATGACTGTCATTCAAATAGAGGTCGACGACCTTTCTTGCATCGCGAATGTTTATTTTGCTAGCATTGCTGATGTTGCTGGTGTTGGCTCGCGCGATCAAGCTTATTTTCGCAATAGTATTATAGATCAAAGCGCAGAAATGATCACAGCCATAACGCAAAAAAGATTGATTGAATCGGTTTTGGTTGTTGTTGAAAAGGCCGTTGCTGCAGGTGTTAATTTTTTAGGCTGGGGTAGCGTTTTAGACAGTCTTGAAGAAATGCGCGTTAGCACTGATTTAGGCCAAGAATTTAAAGATTTTTTGACTATTCTGACAACCGCACGTTGGCTGGCTAGAATAGAAGATGTTGAATTTTTGACATCAAATCAAATTGAAGAATATAGAGAATTATTAAGTGAAAGAGCAGATATTTGCATTTTACTTGCAGCTGACAGAGGCTTTGATGGCCTCTATATCCAGCTGCAAAATCTTTTAGGCGCTTGCATTGGTTTGCTTGATGATGCTCAAAAGAGCTCGGCGTTTGAAGTGAGTTATGAATTTAATCAGTCTATGCCAGCAATCGCGCTTTCGCGCAGGCTATACGCAAATATTGATCGTGTTGAAGAGTTGTACAATGCAAATGAATGCATACACCCTGCTTTTATGCCTGTTTCTGGAGTTGCTTTGTCTAAATGAGCGCAGCAACTATATTAACGGATAGCTTTAGGGCTGAAAGTTGGACGAACCTTTCTGTCACGCGCTCTTTGAAGGATACAGCGGGGACTTTCAACTTTCAAGCTGTTGAAGGTGAGGGGGGCGTTACTGCAAGGTCTCTTTTGTCCATAGGTCAGATTCTGCCGCCGATGGCCTGTAAAATTTTGTTAGGTGGTGTGCAGGTTATTAATGGATTTATTGAAGATCGTGACGTTAGCTACGATAGTAGCTCACGTGGTGTTCAACTTTCTGGCAGATCAATAACGGCTGATCTGGTTGAAAGCTCGGCTGATATTGCTGGTGGTGAGTATAAAAATGCGGATTTAGCGCAAATCGCAAATGCCGTTGCTGCTCCTTATGGAATTACAGTTAAGGTAGTTGGTGATGTCGGGTTGCCATTTGCAAATGAAAGCGTTATCCCAGGCGAAAGCCCTTTTGAATTTGTTGAGCGGTTAGCGCGCGCGCGTGGCTTTGCTTTGCATGACGACGCGGAGGGCAACTGGGTTTTAGAGCAGTATCAAGCTGCCACGCCTGTTGCGAGCTTAATTGAAGGTCAAAATATTTTAGCTGCCAGTGGCAAGATATCGGCAAAAAATCGCTTTAGTGAAACTAAGGTAAAAGGGCAGTCGCGCTCAACCGATGAGCGCAATGGCAGTGTTGCGGCTGAAACAAAGGCTGCTGTTAGCGACGGTTTTATGTCCCGTCACAGGCCAAAAATTATATTGGCTGAGGGGCCAGTTGATGATGATGATGCGCGACAGCGCGCAGACTGGGAAGTTGCGCAAGCTGGTGCTGATAGTTTGAGCGTTAGTATTACAGTGCAGGGTTGGTTTGGTCCTCACGGGCTATGGGAGCCTGGGCAGTTAATTTACATAAGCAGCCCGTCGACCCCAGTCGCAAGAAACATGCTCTGTGAGAAATGTGTTTATACTCGCGATGAGAATGGCGGAACGCTGACTAAGATGGATTTTGTTTTGCCAGAAACTTATACAACTAAGCCAGCTTCAAGTGCTTCCTCAGGCAGCTCTAGTGACGCTTTTCAAGGCACTGAAGCAAGCGGGCGGGGGTCGGCTATTGATGTTGAAAGAATTTGGGAAAGTGCAAAGCCTGCGGTGTCTGCCTCATGAGCATGACCCAAAAGCAGGTTGAGCAGCGGTTAGCCAACATTGTTGCAACTGGAAAGCTGACTTATTCAGACAATTCTGGCGGAGAGCAGATTATTTCCGCGACTTTGACGAGTGGTGAGCAGAAGTCTGATATGGAGAAAATTGAGCCTTTTGGCTTTTCTTCTTCGCCAAATGCTGGGGCTGAAATAGTTGCCCTCTTTCCTGGCGGGGGTCGATCAAGAGGTTTGATAATTAACGCTGGCGGAAGAGGCTATCGGTTCAAGGCAGAACCTGGTGGCGTTGCTATTTATGATGATCAAGGGCAAAGTGTTCATCTTGGTGGCGGCAATATTGTTATTAAAGGCGTGGGTGATATTGAGATGGAGACTGATGGTGAAATCAAAATGAGATCGTCAAAATTAACCCATAATGACGTTGATATTGGCAGTACGCATAAGCACAAAGATGTAACTTCGGGCTATTCAAATACAGGTACGCCAGCTTAATGCCTGACTTTTATTTAAAAGCAGAAAAGGGTGATTTTGCTTCTGGAGAATGGTTTGAATTTGACCTTGTCAACCCTGATGCTGGTGGGATTGATGAGGGGTTAAACCTACTCACAAGCCTATATATTAGGCTTTTTTCAGATCGGCTTGTCGAGGAAAGTGAGCTTTCTTTTGAGGATGAAGGCCACCGGCGGGGGTGGTGGGCGGATCAAGACGCGCTTGAGATTTGGGGTGATGCCAACCCTATAGGTTCACGCCTTTGGTTGTTGCGTCGGGCTGTTTGCAATGAGCAAACGCGTGCGCGAGCAGAGCTTTATTTGCGTGAAGTATTGGACGAAATGAAGGCTGACGAAGAAATTGCAGGTTATGATATTGCGGTCGACCGCGTGGGTTTAACCGCAATAACGCCCAGCGTAACGCTTTTAAGGCATGGCAGCAATCGCGCTGCACAGCGTTTTGAGCTGCATTGGCGTGAGCTGGAAGCCTAAAAATAAACATTAAGACAAGTATAAGAAAGAGATTTTTATGAGTGAGTGGAGGATTCCAACACTAAAAGAATTACGGCTGATGGCGCGCGGTCATGTGCAAGCCTACCTACCAAATTCAGGTTCTCTTTTAAAGAAAACGCTAGCGCGTGTTTTAGCGGAAATTAGCGCTGGTTTTGCTTGGCAAAATCTAAAATTTATTGACCGATATCGCTCTGAAATTTTTGTCACGCTTTGTTCTGAGCCTTTTTTGCAAAGGCATGCGGAAATATGGAATGTCCCGCGCAAGGCGGGCAGTGCCGCGGCTGGCGAAATTTACGTATATGGAACTGCAGGCTCTTTAATTCCAAAAGGCGCGATTTTGCGGTCTGGCGATGTAGAATTTGAAACAACAGATGATGTTTACATTGGCGATTCTGGTAGTGGAGCACTAGCCCCTGTTCGTGCTCTAGATTTTGGCGTTGCGGGCAATCTAGCTGAAGGTGGCTCTCTGCAATTTTTGGCGGCTGTAGCTGGTGTTGTTGCAACTGCGTCTGTCAGTAATCTTTATGGCGGTGTGGATGATGAGGGTGTCGAGGATTGGCGCGCGCGCATTTTGCATAAAATTCGCAATCCAGCGCATGGCGGCAACGCGCAGGATTATTGGGAGTGGGCGACAAGCGTTGATGGTTGTACGCGTTGCAAGGTTGTGCCAAATGGGATGGGCAGAGGCACTGTGTTACTTTATCCGATGTTTGATGATTTGCGCGCTGATAATTATGGTATTCCAGAGCCTGAGGATTTGAAGGCTGTTAAGGATTATATCGAAACTGTGAGGCCTGTTACAGTGAAAGAGATTTATGTTGCGTCTTCTGAGGCTGTCGCTTTGGATATTGTTTTTACGCGTATTGACGGTGATAGTGAATCAACGCGCGGTTCAATTATATCTAATTTAAAATATGCGCAAAAAATATATTCTTCGCAAGGCGAGACAGCTTGGCGTAGCCGCATTGCGGAAGCTGCTTCCACGGCTCAAGGCGAAAATAGTCATGATTTGGTTTTTGCAAATAAGGAAATGAAGCCAGGTCAGTTTTGGGTTATTGATGAGACCCGCGTTCAGTGGCCTGAATACTCGTAATGTCAGGTAAAATCATAGATTTATCGCAAGGGCAAGTTGCGCTTTCAAAAGCACATTTAGCACGCTTGAAATTTGAAATTGAGAATGCGCCTTATGCGCATGCAGTAGATTTTGCGGGTGCTGTTGAGCGTATATCAGCGCTTGAATCGGATTTTTCCACATGGTCAAATCCGATTTCTACAGTTGATATCAGTGCTGAAAAAGCGGTAGCGAATGAGGCGGCGGGCGAGGAGGCTGGCGCTGTTTATTTGCTTGAAAGTTATAGCTCTTCGCCGAATAAGTTAATACCGCGATATTCTATTGACGATTATGCGCATGCCATGTCAGGACTTTTGCCGCTGGGTGATGCGTGGAATAGGTCGTTTGGATCAATTATGCAGGCTTTTGTGAAGGGTCTTGCAGCGATTTATCTTTATGTGAATGCACGACTGGCGCAGCTTTTAGAAGTTGAGGCGGATCCGCGTTTTTCTGATTTGCTTCTATCGGATTGGGAAAATGACGTAGGACTTCCTGACCCATGCTTGCGCTACACAAGTGATAAAGAAAAAAGACGCAGGCAAGTTGTTGCCAAGCTCAAGTCGCGCGGTGGTGCGCATCCCGATTATTTCATTCAGCTTGCGGCAGCGCTTGGTTATGAGATCAAAATTCAAGAAAGCCAGCCTTTTGCTTGTGGCATTTCACCTTGCGGTGATAGTGGTCACCGCCTTTATTATCCTTTAGACACAAAGTCATCGGATTTTGATTATTTTGAGGCAGGTTTAGGTGCCTGCGGAGAAGATGCTCTTTATGAATTTAACGGGGATAAGACCAATTTCAAGCAAAGTCCGCTTGATGAGAGACATGCTTGGGAAGTGATTTTTGATGTCGGGACAACGCGGCTTTTCCCTGTCGCCAAAACAATAATTCCAACTGCTCCAAAAACGGTTGGTGTTGGTTATTTTCGCTGCGGGGAGTCTGAGTGTGGTGCTGAGCCACCTGTCGACTTTGATTATGTGCCGCCTGAAATTGAATATTTTCGATGTGGTGAGACAGAATGTGGCTCTGCTGAGCAGATCGATTTTTATGCTTATTCTGGCGCATACTACGCCACAGAGTATTTTAGGGCAGGCGAGTCACAATGTGGCGCTGATCCTTTGTTTAGGCGCATTGACCAAGAAATTTCCGAGCCTTTCATGGAAAACTTTATGCGTTTTGGCGAAACGCCCCTTTGGCGGCGTGAAAGCGACTGGAAAATCAAAGACGAGCACATGACCCCGCATCCTGTTGATGAAGGGCTTTCTTATGCTGCGGAAGTCAAATGCAAGATTAATGCACTTAAACCAGCGAATACACATGTTTATTATAGATATTTAGGAGGCTTTATAACATGAAAGCGTTTACGGCTTATGATCCAAATCAAGGCAAGGCGTTGCAAACAGACGATCTGGAGCTCGTAGAGCAATCCTTTACAGATCCGGATGCTTCAAATCAGATTCGAGGAGCTTACGTCTCTGCGAAAATGTTTTATGGAATGCAGGCGGAAATGGTTAATGCAATTATAGCAGGTGGTATTAAGCCTGAGGCGGATAATTTTACTCAGCTTGCTGAGGTTATTAAAAGCCTGCGCGAGAATGCTAGTTCTGAAAGCATCTCTCTTGATGGCGGTGGCTATAAAGTATTGCCAGGCAAAGATGCTAGTCAAAACACTGTTTTGATTAATGCAAAAGAGCGGGAAGATGGCTCACATGCTTATGAGGCTGATGGCGCTGCTTTTGCGCAGATTTCTGATGGGATTAGCTTAAAAACATATCGAGCAATTGTTGGTGAAGCTGACCAGCCAATTGTTTGGATGGAATCACAGTCTATCGATTCTTCTGGTAGCGTTGGTGTAGCGCAAGTGATTTCCACTCCGAAAACGCTCAGCGTTGGATTTAGCGGCGACTTTACAACTATTCAGGAAGCGTGGGATAGTCTTCAAGGTAAGGTTATAACGGCGGATATTACAATTCGCGTTGCAAATGGTGATCATGTCATTGATCCTATCGTGCTCTCAAAACAACCGTATGCTGAATTTATTAAAATTGTTGGCAATGTTACGAATCCTCAAAGCTGTATTTTACGCTTAAATAGTTCAAGTTTAAGTAAAACGATAGTTGAATTTAATAACGTTGATGATCTTGAATTTTCTGGCTTCAAACTAATTGGCGTTTCTGGCGACAGTGATTTTACAGGGCTTAAGCTTTCTTTATCAAGCGTTACCAGTCAATCTGACAGCCTTGTATTTGAGGATATTTGGTTGAATATGCTTGTAGACAATCAATCTTGTTTATTTGCAGAAGGGGTGCAATCGCGAAATGCAAATTTTGTTGCGGCAGTACAAAACGGGTCTCGCGCTATTTTAAATAATTTAAAGGCGAACTCACAAAATAACAAGGTAGACCACAGCTATGCTTTGGGTTGTAGGGATGGTTCAATCGAAGCGGTTAATATTGAAGCTTCTGGATTTCTAAATGGAATTGAAGCTGCTCATCAATCTAAAATTGATGTGCGCGGCGGCAATATAAGTGATTGTAAATTTGGGTTGTATGGATACGGGTCAACAATTATAGCTCATGACGATACTGTAATAAGCGGTTGCGAATATGGTATAGTTTCTGCAGGTGGTGCACGCATTTATTCACAAAATGCAAGCATAAATACATCTATCAATCACGGTTTATTTGCAACCGAAGGAGGCTGGATTTATTCTTCAGGGACTGTTTTTGCTGCTAACACCACAGACTCGAATTTGGCATTTAATATTTTGGGTAGTGACGGTTCTTACATTCAGAATTAAAATTTTTAAAGGATAGTAAAATGATTGGTAGTAATTTCAAAATTAAAGAAGACCCAAAAGAAAATGTTCGCGCAGAAATAGCCAAAAAAACGAATCGTGACACATTGTCTTTTGTTGGCTCACAGGCAGACCTTGTAGGTCTTTTGACTGCAATTCAGTTTGTAGACACATTTGCTTTAAAAAATTCGGATAGTTTTGATGACTTCAAAAAAAACAAGATGGATATTCTTCAAAGCCTATCTCCTGATACTGATTTAGTTGAAATTGCCACCACTAATCTTGATAAAATCAAGGGTGGTGAGGCTATTTTAACAGCTTCTGTTAAAGGTGTTGAAAATGTTGTGGCTGAGGCGTTGGGAGACAGCACGATTGTTGCTAAAATTTTGGCAAGCGCTGCCACAAACTCGCAGCCAATTAACTCTGAGCAAGAAAGTCTTTTATAATCCATGCAGAACCCTTTAATTGAACCGGCGGGGGATGGCAAGTGGGTTGTCAGGCGCGGATTTTGGTATGGTGTAGACTTTATCCCAAAAGGGTTTAAAAGCGATTTAGCCTCAATCCCATGGTTTGCGCGCTTTTTATTGAAAACCGCTAATTCACGCTTTGCTGAGGCTGCGATAGGGCATGACTATCAATGGTTAGACCCAACAAAAGATAGAGTCGCTATTGCTCTTCTTTTTGAGGTCACCTTGATCAAATGTGGTGTTTCTAAAAATCGGGCGTGCTTGATGCGACATGCTGTCGAGTTGAATGGTTTTTTGAAGAGTCGCCGCGGCGAAAAAGATTTAAAGATCTGGCGTGAAGAGGTACTTCCTCTTCATAAAGGCTCTTTCACACAAAAAATTTAAGTATTTCAACGACAGGCCGACTCCTGTCTTGAAGGTCGCTCGCAAGACTTTTTGTTTTGCGGGCATTTTTTAATTAAAAAAAAGGAATAAAAAATGAGTGATACTGTTGCAGTAACAACGGAAGCT